CAGCAGGTAGGGAAAGCCGCGCCCGGCGAGGGCGTTCGAGAGCATGTCCTTCGCCCATTCGCCGTCGAACTCGATGTAGGGAGCGGTGTGGCCGTTGCCGACCGCGGCGACGTAGGTGTCGGAGATCGGGATGTTCACGATCTGGCCTTGCGCGTCTCGCATGGGCCACCGCTTGCCCTTCGTCTTCGCGCCTTGGATTCCGTTCCAGCCGAAGGCCACCGAGTCCTTGTCCACCTCGGACGGCATGTAACCGCGATCCTGGCCCACGCATTCGCTCGGGACGCGGTAGAGGGCCTGGAGTTCGCGGAGCATGTCGCGCGTCTCCACCTTCCCAAAGTAAAGCTGCCGGTAGGCGGGCTCGGGCGTCCATGCGCCGATCTCCACCCACCAGCCTTGCTGCTGCCGGTCGGCCACCATGAAGCGCGCGATTTCGTTCGGAACCTTCTCGGCTTGGTAGGTGGCGGTGAAGTAGTTGGTTTTTTTTCTGCTTTGGATTTGAATGGTGTTCTTCTCCACCTTCCAGAACCGGCCTTCCTGTTTCTGCCGGAAGTTAATCAGCGCGTTCTCGTCGCCGAGCCGCGCGAAGTCATTCTGCGCGAGGCAGTATTTGGTGACGAGGGTTTCGAGGCTGTGAGCGACCAGCGACTCGTAGGTGAAGGAGCGGCGGCGTCGGCCTTCGGTCGTGGCGATGTAGCGGCCGGAACCACGCCAGAGCGCGCGGGTGCGTTCGGTGTCCTGGTGGTCGTGGTTGCAATGCACGCAGACGAAGCGCGCGGTTGAGGCGGCGAGAGCGACGTCGAAGGTGCCGTCGTCGCGCTTGGCCTTTTCGTCCCAGACCACGCCGGCTCGGCTCTTATCTTCGCGCACGATGTGGAAGCGGAGCGGCATCGGCTTGCCGCAGGAGAGGCAGTCGGCGTGCCAATGCTCTTGCGTGCCGGCGAGGAAGGAGCTGTGCGCGGTGTCGCCTTCGGTTCCGCCTTGGGAAATGTCGAGAATGTGGCTGATGCCTTGAGCCTCGAAGGCCGAGACGCGCGCGATGGCGTGCGGGTAGATCTCGGCCCAGCGGGGGAACCAGAGCTCGTCGTTGATCTTGTAGCGGATCGATTGGCTCTGCTGGTGCGCCAGGTTCGCCGAGTTGAGCACGAGGAACTGGTTGCCGAGGTATATCTCCTGCTGCGTCCGCAGCGGGCCGGGGCGCGGGAGGATGCGGGCGACGGCCTCGATGGAATCGAGCAGCGGCATGAGGCGCGTCTTTGCCTCGATGGCCGCCATCTCGTCTGACTGGAAGGTGAAGGTGCAGGGGCCGGGATCGTTCACCATGCGCCACGCCACCGCGATCTCGGCGAGCAGGGTCTTGCCGGTCTGAACCGGCGCGATGAGCGTGGTGTGCCGGCAGAGCGGGTCGGTCAGGGAATCGAGCGGGGCCTTCAGCCAGGGGCTGTTTCTTATGTCGAAGCGGCCTTTAATGGGTGAACCCGGGATGTCGCGCACGTGGTCGCGCGCCCATTCGTAGATGGGGCGGCGGTCTGGCGCGGTCGGGCGGTAGGCGGCGGTCAGTTTGTGATTCATTCGACCGGCTCCACGTCAAACGCCTTGGCCACGTCCTCCACCAGCTCGTCGTGGATCTGACGAAGCTCGGCGCGCAGCTCGGCGATTTCCTTGCCCAGCAGGCGCGGCGCCGCCTCGGTCTCAACCTTTGCCTTGAGGTTCGTCTGCCAGATCGCGGTCGCGCGGAGGGCGTCGGCCTTGGCCTTCTCGATGGTGATGGTCTCGCCCTTCATCTCGGCGATCTCCATCTCGCGCTTTTCCACCTCCAGCTTTTTGATGCGGATGTTCCAGTCGATGCCTTCCTCAGTGTCGAGGCCGCGCATCTTGGCGACGTAGTTGCGGATGCTTTCCTGCGCTTTGTATTTGTCGCGGGAATGGCGCACCACCACGCCAGCATCGGCGAGCTGGGCCACGCGCTGCTTGGTGAGGCCGAGTGCGACGCAGAGCCACCCCATCGGCACGAGCTCCATGCCGGGCTCGGAGTGCTCGAAGGCTTCGATGGCCTTGACCTCGACGCCGGTCAGGGTGCGGCCGGCCTTGAGCTTCTTGATGATGTTGCCGACGTTCGCCCGGCGAATCTTCGAGCCATCGACCTGCGGGAGCTGCTCCGGCTCCGGTTCGTGGTCGGGCTCGGTCATGCTGCGCCCAGCATTTTAGCCTTCGTCTCGTCGAAGGTCTTTCCGGTGGCTTCGTTGATGGCCTGCTTGCCGGTGAAATCCTGCCAGCGTTTCACGATCACATCGACGTATTTCGGGTCGAGTTCCATCAGGAATGCGTGGCGCTTCATGTTCTCGCATCCAATCAAGGTGCTTCCACTGCCACCGAAAAGGTCGAGAATGTTCTGCGCTTTGCAATGATTTCCCAGTGCACGCTCGGACAAAGCGACTGGTTTCTGTGTTGGGTGAACATAGTTCGTATCCTTTTTAACCTCCCATAAATCAGACTCGTTCTTGATCTCGGGATCGATGCTTCCATTAAATAAACAGAACTCATGCTGGTGGCGGTAGTTATTACCCATGCCAAAAACATTTTTAGACCAGACAATGCAGGATTTGTATTCCAGTTCGCGCTGCAGTGTTCCGTAGAACTTCCAGTTACACCAGATGTAATAGGCAGGTGCGTTGACCGCTTTAATTATTTTTAGAACATCACCAATAAATTGATCAAACTCGGCTTCCTCAAGATCATCGTTCTTAATCACATCGTGTTTTCCGGAACGACCATTAAATGCAACATTGTAAGGTGGATCAGTGAACACCATGTCGGCCTTGGTTCCAGCCATAAGTTTCTGCACCGCGTCGATGCTGGTGCTGTCACCGCACATCACCCGGTGCTTGCCCATCACCCAGACATCACCCAGCACGCTGACCGGCTGCTCGGGTGGCTCGGGAGTCTCGTCGGGATCGGTCAGACCTTCCTGCACCTCCTCCTCCACGCCCAGCTCCTCCAGCTCCTCCGCCGAAAAGCCGAGGCCATCCAAAGCATCGCCCAGATCCTCCACCTCCAGCTTCAGCATCTCCGCGTCCCAGCCTCCGCCGATCTCGCCCAGGCGATTATCGGCGAGCACGTAGGCGCGGCGCTGCGTCTCGGTCAGGTGATCGAGCACCACGCACGGCACTTCCTTGAGGCCGAGCTTCTGGGCCGCCAGCACGCGGCCATGGCCGGCCACGATGGTCTTGTCGGCAGCGATCAAGACGGGCGCGTTGAAGCCGAACTCCTTGATCGAGGCCGCGATTGCGGCGACCTGCTCGGGCGAGTGTTTCTTCGCGTTGCGCGCGTAGGGAATCAGGTCGTCAGGGCTTAGATTTTTTATGGTTTTGGCCATGATTTGTTACGGTTCTTGGTCTAGCGGGTTGAAAAAGTCATTCGCAGAAAAGTGTAAAGGGTCTTGAAACCCGACCTGACGCCCCTAGGCAAAAGTTTCCTTACCCCCACCCCCACGCCCATGCAGGTAGGCAATTCTTGCCTAGTCGCGCAAGGCATCGGCGTTTGAGGTCGGATCTTCATGGGCAAGGGCGTTTTTCTGCATCCGTTCGAGCACCACGACCAGATCGGGAAAAATGTGCCGCACTCTTTCAAAGGCGTTCTTGGTCTCCAGGTAGACGGTCTGCTTGGAAACGCCACGAGCCTGGGCTCGCTCACCATAACTGAGCAGCGGCAGGGTGTTGCCCGAGAGTAGCTGCAAGGTCATCCGAAAGGCCACCGGCGAAATGCTCCGGCACGACGCCAGCTTACTGACGAACGCACCGCCCGACATGAGCTTCATGCCCTCCATCTCATCCAGCCGGGCCGCGATCTCGGCCGCGATGGCCGCGAGCTCGGCCTCGACTGACTGCTCGGCACGCTCGCCGCGGTCGGCCTGCGTGATGGGTTGCTGGTAGATGGTGAGCATGGTGGGTAAAGTCTAAGCAATGAATGGCATATCTCGATACGATGCCCATTCTGCCGGCAAGCCTGTCCAGTCGTAGATGCGAGACTCAAGTCGCCAGCACGCTTTGCGATATGAATAAAAAAGGCGACTTGCAATTGAGTGATGTTCAAACGGCGAGAGACCGAGCGGCGGTTTCAGCGCGCCGCGAACACCGTAACGGAGGCGATAGAAGAATCGTAAGATTCTGCGCATTAGAGCCCTTCGTCTGGCGCGTCGATGAGCGCCAGCACCTCGGGATCGATGGTGCGACGGGTATCAATCAGCGTCGCCTCGGGCTCGAGGGAGTCGGCGACGATCACGTCGCAGGCGTTGCGGAGGCGCTTGATGCGCTCGGCGTGCTCTTTCAGCACGGCCTTTTTCCGAGTCTCGAGAAGGCGGATGGAGCGGTGAGCGCGGGCGAGTAGGTTGTCGTCGTGGTTCATGGTGCGGGTGCGGCGGTGGTTTTCGGGTCGTGGACGTAGGTGTGGAGAATGTCTGGGATGTGCCGCTCGGAGCGGGCATCGAGGTTGAGGTGGCGAGCCCACCCCCAGTCCTCGCCGTAGTTCGACGGCTCAAAATGGAAGCGCTTGGCCAAGCTCGAGCGCCACGCGCAGACATGCCAGGCTGCGCGCTGAGTGACGCCGCCCGGCTGGAAAGCCTCGTTGCCGGCGCGCAGATTGAACCGCACCTCCGAGCGCAGGCCGCACCAGATGGCCTCCTGGCGGAAGGTGACGACGTCCACCGGCTCGGAGTTGGCCACGATGCCGGAGATGGCCTCGACCAACGACGCAACGTAATGCGGCTGGACGAAGTCGTCATCGTCGACGAATGCGACGAACTGACCGCGGGCGAGCTGGACCAGCTCATCGCGCTTCTCGCCGATGGTGCGATGACCGCGGGGGTCAACGAGGGCCAGCCATTCGACGGAATGGGGGAAGAGCCGCAACTGCGGCTCGAGGGCATCAGAGAGCCGCCGAAGGCTAAGCAGCCGCTCGGGGATCGCTGGAGTGAGGATTGAGAGGAGCGGTGACATGGGAAAGGGTGGAGGAGATCCAGACCGAGCGGGTCATGGCTTTCTCGGCCGCAAGGGCATCAATGCGCGCTACGAGATCCGGCCGGAGCCGCAAAGCGACCACGACGGGCCGGAGATGATCAGGAAGACGAGGACGACCACGAGGCATGCAAATAGGCGTGCATAAAAAAAGATAAAAATCAATTTCTATTTCGCGAATAAGAGAACACGCGCCGCCGGCCACTGACCATGCGCTCGGCGATCACCTGCCCGTCGCTCCAGGTCGTGGTCCAGTCGCCGGGAGGCTCAGGCCGGGCCGGGCGCGGAGCGACGGCAGGCGCCGGCGTAAACCTGCCCGGTTCGCCCGCGTTTTCGGCGGGGAGGGCCGAAGGCCCGAGGGCCTTGGCGCGTGCTGAGAGGAAGCGAGCGAGGGCGGAACTCATGGAAAAAAGGGTGTTGACAGGTCGTCTCTGATTTCGTTTTTAGAATCCGCCCTGTCAGGGAAGGCGGCGCAGCGTAAGCGCCCGCGCCGCCTTACCACTTTCTGACTGGGTTTTTTGTAATTGCGGCACGGATACAAAACAGCGCAACCAGCGATGCCGCACCAGCTTGCACCATTTGGACAAGGCATGTTGTCCACTGGACAAAAGTTTTGTCCAAAGTTTGTCCAGCTTGTCCAATGTTGTAAAAAAATGCCGCAACCATTTGACTGGTTGCGGCTTAATTTTCGGAACAAGTTTGTCCAATCGCCTCACCGGCGCGACCTCCCGGCGTTGCCCGGCTTGGCCGGGAAGAGGTCGCGGTTCGTGTTCGCGATGTGGTAGATCTGGCCTTCGGTCAGACCGACGCGCCCGGCCAAGGCGATGAGGGTCTCGCCCGGCCGGCGCTGCTTCGCGAGTTTCTGGGCATCTGCGCGGCAGCGGATGCGCCGGTAGTGGCCGCCGGAGGGGAAGGCGTCGAAGCCCAGCCGACGACGCACGGTGCCCACGGAGACGTTGGAGCAACCGATGAGCCTTGCGATCTGCATGTTCGTCATCATGGGCCGCGCGCTGAACAGCTCGCGCCAGCGAGACTCCGGCACCGAGGCCATCGGGAACCTGGTGGCGCGTGGCGGAGGCTGCTTGGGTGCGGCCGGATCGACGTAGCAGGGCATGCAGGTCGGGGCCGAAAACAGAGTGACCGGCAGGCCGAGCGCCTTGGCCCGGGCTTGATGCTCGGCCGTGAAGGCGCGCGAGCAGCTGGAGAACTTGGCGCAGAGCGGCGTGCCGCCGGTGCAAAAGGTGCGGTCGAGGTAGTTCATCGGGTGGCCTCCTGGCGCCGGCCGCTGAACGTCTCCATCCAGCGCAGCGAGCACGGCTCGCAGATTCCGTGAGAGATCTCGCCGGCCATCTCCGGCACGCAGACCACCCAGCCGAGGACGAGCGCGCAGGGCTCGCCGTCAGGGAGGATCTCGACGCACATCCGCTTCATCAGCGGCGGCCGGGGGGCGGGCAGGGTGGTGGGATCTTCGATTAAGGTGGCGATAGGTAGTGGGGTCATGGTTTTTCAGTTTCAGGGTTCAAGTCCTCTGCGTATTCCTCCGCCAGCTCTTGAGCGGCGGCGGCGTGATCTCCGTCGTCTGGGTAGGGCAGGCCCTCGGCTGCGCGCCAGAGGAGCCACTCTCCGTGACATTGGGGGTTCATAGGCTGTCAAGGGCGCCGGTGACGAACCACCAGGCGAGGGCGATGAGGGCGAGGGTGAGGAGGGTTTTCATTTCTTGGTTTTCTTTTTGCGAGGCCGGCCGCCCTTCGCGCCGTTGGCGCGGGCGGCGGCCTGTTTTTTGGTGGTGGTGGATTTGCCTCCGACCCGGCCGCCGAGGCGGCCAAGGGCGGAGGCGTGAGGGTTGGTCATGGGTTAGGCCATCCGAATGGTGCCGTCTCGGCTGACGGTGACTTCGCCCCAAGTGGCAGTCACGTTTACGCTGATGACCGCAGGATCGCGAAATGAGCTAAGGGCGCAGTTGATAATCTCGGTGAGGGTGGTAGGCAGGTTTTTCATTTTTTCGAGGTGTTGGTTGTTTGTCTCTCGGGGCGTCGTGCCCTTCGATGTGCAGAGAAAAACCCAAAGCGCTTTCGGTTTCCAGCACAAAAAATCGCCAGTTTCGCAACTAGCGATTCACCAAAGAGCTAAACGCTGCTTTATTCGCTCCAGCTCACCACGTCACCGTCCTCGTCCAACAAACCAGCCTCGACCGCGGCCACGATTTTCCGCTTGGCCGTGCGCTCGCTGATGCCAGCGCGGGCCGCAATCTGGCGAGCTAGCTCGATCACGCGGATGGATTCTCCGTTGACGGGCCAGCCGGCGCGGATGATCTCGCGCAGCTCCTCGTGGCCAGCACCACCGCCGTCGGCGCCGTAGGGGTTCGCAACCTGCACGTGCCGCGAATGCTCGTCGCTCCAAGCGAAGGCCGGGCCGCGCGTGAGCGGGATCGGCGCCCCGCGCATCTTGTCGGACCAGAGCACCGAGACGCCGTCGTCGTTTTTGGTGATGTAGACGTTCGACTCGCACTTGCGCTCCAACTGCGAGCCGAGGTGCCCGCGCGCCTTCGCCGACTCCGGCGACTTCGGCTTCAGACCGTTCGAGGGGTTCTGGTGAATGATGCTCAAGATCGGGCAGTCGCGAGCGATGGCCAGACCGTGCAGCTCTGCCACGTAGGGGTTGGCCTCGTCGGGGTCGTTCACGTCCACGACCGCATCCGCCACGCCGTCGATGATGACGAGCGCGAGGCCGCCGCAGGTTCGGGCCGCTCGTGCCACGGCTCGATTGATGCACTCGCGCACCTGCTTGGGCTGGAGGCCGGCGAGCCGGTAGCTTTGGAACCAGGCCGGGAGCGTGGTCGTGCGAGCGCGAGCCATTGCCCGGCGGATGAGCTGGTCGCTGTCCCAGAGCGATTGCTCGGTATCGAAATGCAGCACGGCGAAGCCTTCGGGGTTCGCCGCCTTGAAGCCGAAGGATTCCGCCTCCGACGCGCCGAGGAAGGCCGAGATAATCGCACCGACCACCGTGCTCTTTCCAGCCTTCGCCTGCGCGATCAGGGCCGAGAGATTGCCGCTCGTGCAGACCTGCGCGCCCCCCAGCCAGACGCGCAGCTTGGGCTTGGCCGGAGCCGCGCCGAGGCAGAAGGCACGGGCATCCAGCATCTCCAGGATCGGCTGTTCGCCTTTGCCTTCTAGCGCGATGGCCATCCGCTCCATCGTCACCTCGACCGACTCCGGAACCTTTCCGCCGCCAGCTTCGAGCAGCTCGATCATGCGCTGCGCTTCGCGAGCCAAAGCGCGAGACCTCGCGGCCTCCGTGACCGTGTCGATGGTCTGGCGCGAGTTGGCCGAGGTGGCCACGAGACCGTCGAGGCCAAGCACCCACGCCATGCCGCCGACCTGGTCGAGCGTGCCGGCCTGCTCCAGATCGCCGATGAGCCCGGCGACGTCGAAGTCTCGCGAGCCTAGCCGACCGAATGCGCGCCAGATCTCAGCGTGCGCCGGAACGTAGAACGTCGTAGCCTCGATGCCAGCGTCACGCGCCCGGGCGTAGACCTCGCGGCTGATCAGCACCTCGGCCAGAAGCCGTTTCTCTGCTGTCGTTGCCGATGGTGGTGCTGGTTTTTTCGAGAGCATTTTTCAAGTAGAGGGTGAAGTATTGGGAGCGAACCGCGCGCCGAGCCCGAGCCGCGGCGAGACCGACGCGCCACTCGTGATCGGTGATGGTGGGGAAGAGGGCGGGCATCTTACTGACCGATGCCGAGGGAGAGATTGACCGATGTGCGCTGGTTGATGAGCTGCACGTAATCGGGATTTAATTCGCAAAGGATGGCGCGTCGGCCTTCCTCGATGGCTACCTGCCCGGTCGTTCCTGAGCCACCGAATGGATCAAGAACCATGCCGCCGACCGGAGCACCTGCGCGGATGCAGGGACGAATCAGCTCGGGCGGAAAGGTTGCGAAATGCGCGCCGGAATAGGGCTTGATGTTGACCGTCCAGACCGAGCGCTTGTTGCGGGTTGCGCTGCCGGTAAAGATCGCGCCGTCAGAGTGCTTGACACCTTCAACATATTTTTCGCCGCCTACCCGATCCTGTCGCACGCGCCCAGCCTGCACCGCCTCTTCGGCTATGGCTTCAGAGTCGAAGTGGTAGCGCTCGGACTTCGCGAGAAGGAAGATGTATTCGTGCGCCTTCGTGCAGCGGTCGCGCACGCTCTCGGGCATCGGGTTCGGCTTGTGCCAGATGATGTCCTGCCGGAGATACCAGCCATCCGCTTGAAGGGCGAATGCAACGCGCCACGGGATGCCGACCAGATCCTTGGGCTTAAGGCCCAAGGGTGCGCTGCGCGGGGCGCGATCCCCAACGGCACCGTTGAGCGTGTTCCCGACCTTGGCCGTCTTGCCCGGCGCAGCGCCGCCCCCGCCTTGTGCTGCGTAGCTATCCCCTAGGTTCAGCCACAGCGTCCCGTCATCCCGCAGCACGCGCCGCACCTCGCGGAACACCTGCACGAGTTGAGCCACGTAGGCATCGGGCGTCTGCTCGAGGCCGATCTGCCCATCATGGCCGTAGTCGCGCAGGCCGAAGTAAGGTGGAGAGGTTACGCAGGTGTGGACGGATTCGGATGAGAGAGTCAGCAGGGTTTCGCGGCAGTCTCCGGTCAGGATTTGAAGCGGGTTCATAATTCGAGGGGCGGAGGATTTGCGCGCGGTCCGCGCGGATTTCAAGGATAAAAAAAATCCAAGTTGGAAACAAAAGGGTCTTGACGCTCACCGGCCGAGCGGTCTTTTTCCGCCTCGCATGAAAAAAGTTTCCTTCATCATCACGCCCGCGCAGCACGACGCCTTTGAGCGGGTGCGCAGAGCCTCGCCGCTTGGCGTCGAGCCTTCCGCCGCCGTCGCGCGCCGCCTCTTTCTCATCGGCCTGGTTCAGGCCGATGTCACCAAAACCACCAAAACCAAAAAATGAACATCACCAAAGGTAAGCAAAAAACCGCCGTTCGCGCCGTGATCTACGGCGTGGAGGGCATCGGCAAATCCACCTTCGCGGCCGGCCTGCCCGGCCCGCTCTTCTTGGACCTCGAAAAGGGCACCAGCCATCTCGACATTAGCCGAGTAGAGATCGACACGTGGGGCGACCTTGAGGCCGCGCTCAACGAGTGCCTCCAAACCGACTTCGAGACCATCGTCATCGACACCGCCGACTGGGCCGAGGCCGCCTGCGCCGAGGTAGTCCTCAAAAAACATGGCAAGAAGAGCATCGAGGACTTCGGCTTCGGGAAGGGTTACGTCATCCTCGCCGAAGAGTTCCGCAAGGTCATCGCTCGCGCCGAGGCGCTCATCTCCCGCGGGAAGAACGTCGTGTTCTTGGCTCACTCCAAGGTGGTGCGCCAGAGCCCACCCGACCAGACCGACGGCTTCGACCGTTACGAGCTCAAGCTGGCCAAGCAGGTAGCGCCGATCCTGAAGGAGTGGGCCGACCTTCTCGGCTTCGCGAACTTCCGCAGCCAGGTCGTCGAGGGCACCGACGGCCGCACGAAGGCGACCGGAGGCAAGGAGCGCCTCCTCCACCTCGAGCACAGCGCCGCGTGGGACGCCAAGAACCGGTTCAACCTGCCCGCCTCGGTGCCATTCGCGCCCGAGCACGTTCTGGCCTGCTTCCAAGGCGTGCAACCGCGCGCGCCGCAGACCGTCGCCGCTCCCGTCAAAGCGGCCGAGGCGCTGGTTGCTGCCGGCGATCTTGAACAGATGGAGCAGCTCGCCGCCAAGTCGCCCGCGGCGAGGCGCGTGCTTGAGCTCGCGCAAGACCACTACCGGGTCGTCGATCTCTGCGAGCTCACCGCGCAGCAGGCCGCCAAGGTTCTCAAGCGCATGCAAGAGGAGGCCGCCAAGTGAAGCTCTACGAAATCAATTCCCAGATCGAATCCCTCTGGCAGCACGCCGACGAGGCTTTCGACGCCGAGGCTTCGCCCGAACATCTCGACCAGCTCGAACGCCTGCTTAAGCAGTCCGAGGTGACGCTCGCCGAGAAGGCCGTCGCTATCGCCTGCCTCATCAAAGGCATCGAGGCCGACGCCGAGGCGCTCGCCGAGGAGGAACTGATCCTGCGCAATCGCCGCAAGACCTGCGAGCGCCAGGCCGAATGGCTGCGCGCCTACCTCGCCGGAAATCTGACGCCCGGCGAGAAGATCAAGGATGCGCGCGTCGTCATCTCATGGCGCAAGAGCCAGAGCGTGCAGCTCCTGGCCGACGTCTCCAGCCTGCCGCGGCAGTTCATTCGCGAGAAGGTCATCGTCGAGGCCGACAAGGTCGCGATCAAAGACGCCTTTGAGAACGGCACCGCTTCCTCCCTTTCCGGCCTCGCCGAGGTCGTAATCAAAAACATCATCCAAATCAAATGACCATCGGAAAACATCAGGCCACCGTCACCGGTGCCTTCCTCTCTGAGTCCTCGAAAGGCACGCCCTGCGTGCAGATCGAGTTCGACGCCAACGGCGACACCACCACCGCGTGGCTTTACCTATCCGACGCCGCTTTCGAGCGCGCCGTCAAAACCCTGCGCGACGCCTTCGGCTTCGATGACGACTTCGAGACGCTGCCCGATCAGCTGGTCGGAAAACAGTGCCAGATCGTCGTGGAGGAGGAGGCAGACGACAAAGGCAATCTCCGCCCGCGCGTGAAGTGGATCAATTCGCTGCGCTCGGCTCCGCGTCCGCTCTCGAATGCCGAGGTGCTGACCGCGAAGCTCTCGGCCAAGGCATCGCGAATCGCCCGCGAGGTCGGGGCCGCCACTCGCGCTCCGGCTCCGGCCGCGAAGCCGGGCGTGCGCGCTCCGGCCGTCAAGGACGATGGGGTGCCTTACTGATGAACCTTAGGTGCTACCAGTCCGCCGCCGTGGAGTGGGTTGGTGGGCGCCGCATGGCCTGCGTCGTGGCTCCGGCCGGCGCAGGAAAGACCGTCATCGCAGCGGCCGTCGTTGCTCGCTACGGCGAGATCTCCGGCCGCTGCGCATGGCTGGCCAACACGCGAGACCAATGCGAACAGGCGCGGGATGCGCTGACTCGGGCGGGGCTTCCGTTTGGGCTGGTGATTGATGTCGGGTGCTACGGATCGTTCACGAGCCTGGCCGCCCATGACCTCGTAATACTCGACGAGGCCCACCATTTGCCGAGCCGCACCGTTTACCTGCTCATCCAGACAATGCAGGCCGATGCGCGGCTGGTGGGTTTCACGGCCACGCCGAAGCACTCGAATCCCGAGCGCAACGAGGTGATGCGGCAGGTCTTTTCTGACGGGTTTTTCACCATCCAAAAGTCGGAGGTCATGGAGGCGGGCGGCTTGGTCGCCGGCCGCCTCAAGATCCTGCCCACTTCCTCGCCGGGCGAGTTTGACCCGCAGATCGAGGCCGAGGTGAAGGCGCGGATGGGGAATCGGTTCTTCGGCTCGATGCGCGACGAGCGCGAGCGCCAGCTCCGCAACCAGGTGACGCACGAGATCCTGCGCGCCGACGAGCGCCGCAACGCTTTGATCGCAGCCACCGCGGGCGCCCACGTGGCGAGCGGGGAGAAGGTGCTGGTCTTGGTCGGCACCGTCGAGCACGCCGAGTTGCTCGCCAGCCTCATCCAAGGCGCGGCCGCCTGCTTTTCGAGGATGGGCATGAAGCGCCGCCGAGAGACCATCGGCGCGTTCAAGGATCCCGAGAGTGCCGTGCGCTGCCTAGTCGCCACCAGCCTCGCCGATGAGGGGCTCGATTGCCCGGTGGCGTCGGTCGTCATCATGGCCTGCGGCGGCCGAGAGTTCGGCAGGGTGATCCAGCGGGTGGGCCGCGTCATGCGGCCGCACGGAGAGAAGGCTTCGGGCTTGATCATCGAGTTGGAGGACGCTGGCGCCCGCACGGCGAACTCGCAGCACCGGGCGAGGCTGAGAGTTTACCGATCCGAAGGCTATGCGTGACCTTCTCCCAGATCCTTCGCGGCCTCGGCCTTCCCGAGCCGGTTGCCGAGCACCGCTTCCACGCCACCCGCAAGTGGCGCTTCGACTTCGCCTGGCCGGAGCTGATGGTGGCAGTCGAGGTCGAGGGCGGCGTCTGGGTCGGCGGAAGGCATACAAGAGGCAAGGGCTTCCTCGCCGACCTCGAGAAATACTCTCATGCAGCCGAGGCCGGCTGGTGCGTGCTGAGATGCACGCCGACCACGCTGCTCAGCGGGCCTTTTCTGGATCTACTGACGCGCGCTTTGCGGCGTCGGCTCGCAGCCAGAGCTTGCGCTGCTCCTCCATCAGGATCCTGACGCGGCTCGGCGGGAGTCCGATGTTCGTCGCGTTGATTCCGCAGCGAGACAGCGCCCGTTCGGCGGCATCGAGGATGTCAGGCCGGCTTCCTTCGGCCATGGGCTTGCCGTTCCAGGTGCTCACGCTTTTGCCTTTTTCCAGTTCTCGTCGTCGTCATCCTCATCCTCTTCGCAGTCGCGGCTGGCCTGATTGGCCAAGAGGGCGAGCATCGTTCGTGCGTGAGCCTCGATGGTTTCGAGGGTGGTCTTTTCGGCGAAGTCGGCCTCCGACTCGTAGACGCGCTCGCCGTCCATGCCCTGATGGGAAACGCGAAGGGTCAGGCGCATGGTCGGGCGCGCACGTAGTGCATGATCGGGTGCATGCCTCGATGACCGTTTTGCACGCGAAACCTTCCGGCCGCGACCAACCGGCCGTCTTTCACCATTCGTGAGACGCGCTCGGTGGTCTGCTCGATTGAGAGATTCCAGACCTGCGCGAGCTGGCGAGTCGTCGCCGCACCTTCGGGCGGATTGTCTCCCACTCGCTCGACCAGATCGCCGAACTCCGCGATCAAAGATTCCATGGAGCGGTTGCCGATCACGACGGTGTCGGTGGCGGTGGTCTTGGCTGGAGGCTTAGAGCGTGACTGCGTGTGGTTGGGGCGTGTCATAGAGGCGTTTAAGGACTTTGGGCAGCTCGCCATCCTCCCGGTCGCGCCAGTCAAGAATGAAGACGCCGGGCTTGGTGCGGGCTTGGCTGACCACCTTGTGCGCGAAGCGGCTCAACATCTGCCACGGCGGCGAGACCACGGCGAGGCCGCGGTCATCCTCCCAGACGCCGAACTTGTGGCGGTGGGCGCAGCACAGCACGCGCGGAATCACCTCGCCGTTATTCGCGGCCTCAACCTGTTCCTCGCCGAGCTGGATGGAGAACTGGGTTGCCGAGAGCGCTCGCCGCACGCTCGTGCCGATATGGTGGCGGAAGACGCAGCGCACGCCGGCGACGTCGATGGTGAGCCGGTCCCAGGCCGGCAGGCCGGTCTCGGGGTTGATCTCGGTCTTCATGGCCTTGCCGATCACGATCTCGTTGTTCCCGGTGTGGCACTCGGTGCCCTTGACGATGAAGGTTTTTGAAGCCTTGGCCACCAGAGGGCGCAAGAGGTGGATGGCGCATTCGACATGGTCGCCGGTGTCCGGCGAGATGACCTGCTTCGTGCCGTGGTGGATGCCTTCAGTGAGGTCGCCGTTAAGGACGAGCGCGTAGGGATCGGCGCCGACGCTCGCAGTGATCCACGCCTGCGCGTCCTGCCAGCACTCCCAGAGCCAGCGCTGCATCGGATTCTGGGTGAGGAGCACGCCTTCGAGGGTCGTGAACTCCGGCGGCATGAGCGCCACGGTGCTTCCGGCGTGGATGTCCGAAAGAACGACGATGACGCGCGGCTTCTTTCGGGTGGTCATGATGTATTGGAAAAATCAGGACTCCGGCACTGGGCGAGGTGGCACTGACGGAACGATGAGCGGCAGCCTGGTGTTCTCGCGCTCCAGGCTGAACGCCCAGCGTTCATGTTCCTCGCGTGTCCACGCCGCGCGGACGTCGGTCCGCAGACCTTTGATCTCGTCGCGCAGATCGCGGATAAAGTTCGCCGCGCGCCAGACCGCCGTGGCCACGAAGCCGAGCGCGAGCGC